CAAGGTTGCAATGGAATTTGCTGATCTCAAACTCAAGGGATTGCCTGCCGCAAGCCTGGTGGAAAAAACAGAAGCCTGGCTGTATGACACCAAGAAACGCAAGCTGATACACATTGTGGCAGACTCACATGCAGGATCGTTTACTGTAAAAAGCAATTCGATCATTGGATTTAGTGTGTCAGAGAGCATGCAAAAGACTGTGCGTAAACCCGTAGAAGTAGTCAAGGCCATGCAGGCCGCAGGCAAACCAGCTGCTAGAAAAATCTACAAAGATCTAACCACTACAGAAACAGGGTTCAACGGACGCGGTACCGAAAACTTGGTAATCCTCAAGAGCTGGTAATGACTAAATATAAGGAACGGAGTTCCTTATGAGTGAAAACACCCTGCCCCAGCTGAAACAAACCTTGATAGAATATGTCAAGCTTCAACTGGGTGATCAGATCATTGATCTTGAAACTGATCCAGCACACTACGAAGCAGCCTATCAGCGCACTATAGGCACTTACCGACAACGTGCTCAGAATGCATACGAAGAAGCCTACATCTTTATGGAGCTCATGCGTGATGTCAACATCTACACCTTGCCTCAAGAAGTAGTGCAAGTTCGACAGATTTTCCGCAGAACATTTGGCGATTCTACAGGCCCATTTGCCAGTAACTTTGATCCATTTGCCCAGGCATCCATCAACGTTTATCTCATGAACTTCAACGTAGCAGGCGGCCTTGCTACCTATGATTTCTACAGTCAGTATGTGGAACTGGCAGCCAGAATGTTCGGTGGGTTTATGAACTATACCTGGAACACTGTGACCAAAAAACTGCAGTTGATCCGTGATCCTAAAGGCACAGGAGAAAACGTACTGCTGTGGACTTATCAGTTAAAACCAGAAGTTCAGCTGCTGCAAGACTATCAGATATCACAGTGGATTCGTGACTACATGGTGGCCAATACCAAGTTGATCATTGGCGAAGCACGTGAAAAGTTCGCTACCATTGCTGGACCACAAGGCGGCGGCTCTCTAAACGGCACAGCAATGAAAGCCGAAGGTCAGGCACAAATGGACGCCCTGATTGAGCAACTCAAAATGTATGTGGATGGCAGTCAGCCCTTGACCTGGGTGATCGGTTAAGCAACAATAGACTTTATTTGATGTTTCTGTTATACTTGCTGTATGGCAGACTTAATGATCGATCTTGAAGGCTTGGCAACAGGCCCAAACACTTGCATTTTAACCATTGCTGCCCAGAGCTTTGACCCTTTTGGCACAGGCCACTACGAGCAAAGTTACTATGCTCGAATCAGCCTAGAAAGCCAGGAAACTCGCGACATTGATCAGGGCACCATCGAATGGTGGGCCACTCAGCCGGATCATGCCCGCGAAGAAGCATTCGGTGAGCAAGATCGCGTGCCCCTGGACCAAGCTCTAGACGAACTGGGACGGCTGATCTGGCACTCCAACCGCATCTGGGCACAAGGTCCTACCTACGACATGAACATTCTTGAGCATGCTTACAAAAGCTACAGTAAACCCCTGCCTTGGAAATACTATCAGGTTCGAGACAGCCGCACAGTGTTTAGCTTGTGGCCAGATCAGCCTATACCGCCCACCACTCACCACGCCTTGGAAGACTGTCGTAGACAGATTGGCATGCTGCAACGTACTCTTGATCATCTCAATGTAACCTCACTCAAATGACACTACCTAAATTGCTCATCATTGGACACGGCCGTCATGGCAAAGACACTGTGTGCGAAATTTTGCGGGACCGCTACGGATTTCAATTCCAAAGCAGCTCAGAAGTTTGTGCTCAAAAGTTTATCTATGACGAACTCAAACACAAATACGGGTATACTAGCTTTGAACAGTGTTACCAAGATCGTCACAATCATCGCAGCGAATGGTACGACATGATTCATGCCTATTGTGAGAATGATTATGCTCGACTAGGGCGCGATATCTTTAGTGCCAATGACATCTACTGCGGACTACGCAACAAAGCCGAATTTCATGCCATGCGCAACACAGGAGTTTTTGACCACTGCATCTGGGTAGATAGATCCGACCACTTGCCTCAGGAAGATCGCTCCAGTATGAATCTGGAGATTTGGATGGCTGACCACGTGATTGATAACAACGGAACCTTAGAAGATTTACATCGCAGTGTGGGTGAACTAATGGATTACCTGTTGACTCAACGCGAGCTATTAGACATCAGTTTCTAAATCGCCTCTACGCCAAGGCAGCTCACTTTTGGCTAATTCTATCTCGCAGTTTTTACAAACTGATTTGAGATTACGAATTTCAGTATTGGTAAGTCTACCATCCATGTGATATACCAGCATTTGTGCTGAGTATCTGCCTCTGAATCCACAACGGTCACATACCATTTTTTTCTTGTAGCCTGTTGTAGCCCAGCTAGGCTCTCGTTTGGGCAAGCCCTTGTTTTTTCTAATGCAATTCTCACATCTTGACCGATAGTGAGTTATATTATCACGGCAATAATTAACAGCACAAGGTCTTTGCTGACAAACAGGGCAAGTAGGACGGTTCATATGGTATTTATAAGCAGGACCTTTGCAAAGGGCACTGTAGAACACCATTTTTACCAAATGCCTATAAATATCTACAACTTGAAAAGGAATCCATTATGGCTCTAATCTCTCCCGGCGTAGAAGTAGTAGTAATTGACGAGAGTCAATACATCCCTTCTGCGGTCAACACAGTCCCTTATTTTATTGTGGCCACAGCGCAAAACAAAGTCAGTGCTGATGGTATCACAGTAGCAGCAGGCACCCTAGCAGCCAATGCCAACAAAACATATCTTATCACCAGTCAGCGTGATTTGGCAGCTACTTTTGGTGTGCCATTCTTCTACAACACCACAACTGGTACACCAATCAACGGCTACGAACTCAACGAGTACGGCTTGTTGGCTGCTTACTCGGCCCTGGGCGTTAGCAATCGTGCTTATGTTCAACGTGCTGACATTGACCTTACTGAACTTACTGCTAGCCTGAGTCGTCCCACAGGCAACCCCAACAACAACACCTACTGGATTAATACGTTGGCCAGCACCTGGGGTATCTTTGAATGGAATCAGACCACCAGCACGTTTACCAATACAGTACCACTGGTAATTACAGATTCTGCCGAAGTTGAAGGCGGCGACGGCTCAGATCCTGTTGCAGATAATACGCCATTGGAAACCATTGGCAGCATTGGTGATTATGCAGTGACTGCCATTGGTAACGTCATTTTTGGTTATTATAAAAGTTACGACAACGCATGGGTGCAAGTGGGCAGCGATGCCTGGAAAACTGCTTGGCCCACAGTGACCAGTACCAATGCTCCTACAACATTGACAGCAGCCAACAACATGCTGATCAACGGCAATATAGTTGCGGTACCAGCTTCGCCCAACAACACAGTGGCAGGATTTGCTACGGCTATCAACACTGCTGCTATTACAGGTGTAACTGCTAGAACAGTTTCAGGCAAGCTATTGATTGATGCAGATTCAACTGCTACCAATGACGGTAGCAGTTTGACAGGCAACGGAATTGTATCAATTCAAGCAGGCCCCAATGGTGGTTCTGCATTATTAACTGCTCTGGGAATTGTTGCAAGAGAGTATGCAGCACCTGACTATTTTCCAGGATACAGTTATCAAAGTCCGCGTTGGAGAACTACAGACACCGACGGAGGCCGCCCAACTGGTTCAGTTTGGCAAAATGTCAGCACTGCCAACAACGGTCTAGACATCAGTGTCAATGTGTTCAATACTGCACTAGACACATTTGTTGAACAAAATTGCCCTGCGTATGCAGGTGATAGACAAGCTCTTTATGGCCTAGATCCTTCAGGCGGCGGCCGAAATATTCCTGTAGGATCAACATATGTGGAATACAATTCGATCTCTCCTTCAGTATCTGGAGTAGTTGACACATTTTCTTTTGAAATATTTGAAAGATTTGCGCTAGGAGCAACAGAAGTAACAGGTGATGTTACTTTTAGTTCAACCACTGCAACTCCGTTCACAGTGGGAAACACATTTACCATTGATGGATCATTTGCAGGATCAGAAACTACCAATACTGCGTTAGCTACCATTGGCGGCACCGGAACTGTGGGTGATTTTATCACAGCAGTAAGTGCAGCAAATGTGCCATTTGTGTCTGCCAGATTGAATTCTGCTGGTAATATTGTGTTTGTGCACAGCCAAGGTGGTAGAATTGTGCTAACCACAGGGACTGGTACTCCTATTACCACTGCTGGTTTCACCGACACTACACTAAAAGTCCGTCGTCAAAACAGTACACAATTGTTGTTGAGCAATTGGGTTACTGAACCATTGTTTACTTACACAGCCAGTGATGTAGAACCTGATCAAGATCCAGCTGACGGCCGCTTATGGTATTACAGTTCAGTAAGTGATGCAGATATAATGATTCAAGACAACGGTACCTGGCAAGGTTATCAAAACGTCACCAACGATGTTCGTGGTTTTGATTTGGCGCTGACCAATGCCAGCGGTCCTATTATTGCTGCGTCGGCACCAACCACACAAAACGACACTGCAGAGTCACCATTGGCTCAGGGAGATCTTTGGATTGACACCAGCGATCTAGAAAATTACCCCAAATTATATCGTTGGCAACTGGTCAGTGGTGTTAACCAGTGGGTAGAAGTTGATACCACAGACCAAGTGACTGAAAATGGTATATTGTTTGCTGACGCACGTTGGGCACCCAACGGCACAACAGATCCTGTGTCTGGTGAGTTTCCATCTATTGTAAGCCTGCTGACCAGCGACTACCTTGACCTGGATGCTCCTGATCCTGCACTGTATCCACAGGGTATGTTGTTGTTCAACACACGCCGCAGCGGTTACAACGTCAAGAGCTTCCAGAGCAACTATTTCAATGCACAAAGCTACCCTGATGATGCATTGCCCACACAGAAAAATACCTGGCTCACAGCCAGTGGCAATCGTCTAGACGGAGCCATGTGGTCAGGGCGACTTGCACAACGCCAGTTGATTGTACAAGCCATGAAATCTGCAATTGATACTAGCATTGCTGCACGTGAAGAACAAAATCAGTTCAACATTATTGCTGCTCCTGCCTATCCTGAATTGACCAGCAACATGATTGCGCTCAGCAACGAGCGTAACAATACCTTGTTTGTGGTAGCTGATACTCCAATGCGATTGGGCAATGATGGCAATAGTCTAGTTGATTGGGCAACCAACAACAACGGTCTTGGCCTGACAACTCAAGATGGTAACAATGCGACCAGCAACTATGCTGCTGCATTCTACCCCAGCTG